ACTGGTATTATTTGTGGTAAATATTGTATTATACCATTTAATAATGATTGTAATATTTGTGTTCCAGTTGTTATCAAAGTAGGTAATGCACTAACTATTGCTTGCATTAAACCATTTATAATATTTTGACCTGCTTCTATTATTTCTGGTAAATGTTCTAGCAATATTTCTCCTAATTTTGGTATTAGTTCTCCGATACCTTCAATAGCAATTAAAATTCTAGGTAATAAATTTTCAAACATTGTTTCTACACTGTCTACAAACTCGCCCATTACACCTTCAAAATCAACGTGGTCTCTTGCTATTGCTGTAACTAAATTATCCCATGATGCTTTTGCCATATTAGTTGAACCTTCGATTGTTGTTGAAGCCTCTTTAGCAGAAGTGCCTAATAAGACTTGTGCATCTTTAAAGCTTAATGTCCCATTTTTCATTTTTTCCATTGCTTCTTCGTATGAAATCCCCATATTTTCAGCAATTTTTGAAAGATCTTCTTGAGTTAAAGACATATTTTTTAATTTTTCTTTTAATTCATCAGCAGAATATCCAGAAATGTCCATGTTTTTTTGAATTACATGAATTGCTTCAGCAATGTCTGCAAAATTACTTACATCATATTCTATGCCGCTTAATTTTGTTGCGTCTTCAAGAAGCCTTTCCATTTCTTTTTTTGTACCACCGTACCTTGTATTCAACAGAGTTCGTTAGGCTCTGCCCGTTCTCTTATGAACTGCTATATATTTCTATATAGAGTAGACTATCTCTTCATCTCTTTTGAGAGCCTCGCACTTCCACTCACTTGAGTGTACTTCCTTTCGGAATAGTCGTTACACTTTTTTAGATTATTTCATATAAATAAATTTATAATTTCTCGTTTTTCCTCTTTTTCCAAATGTTCCTTTTTTTAACATTTGTGAAATGTTAGAAATATTACAATTAAAATATTTTGCAACATCTTTTATTCTATTAAATATTAATTCTTCACCATTTATATTTATTACTTTTATTTTCTCACTTCTTACACCAAAAGTATTAAATCTTGAATTTTGTTCCGAATAAGTAGCCCATCTTAAATTAGAAATATCATTATTTAATCTGTTCCCATCTATATGGTCTATTGTGGGTTTACCTTCCAAATTAGGTATAAAATTACTTGCTATTAATCTATGCAATGTATATTTCTTTGATTTATTATTTTTCCATAAATCTATTTGATAATAGCCACTATCTTTATTAATTGATGGGCTTAATATTTTTTTAGTAATATTATTTTTTATTTCTCCTTTTTTATTAATAGAATAATTTTCATTTTCTTTTAATATTTTCCATTCCATTTTACCGCCTCGTTATATCTAATTTAATTTTATCATAAATATAACAAAGTGTCAATAATCTAAACTTAGCACGGTATTGTCTTCAACTTTGTTTGTTAAGAGTTCCACCGTTTTCACGAGGTTTTAATTGAGCTATTTTGTTAACCCAATTTAAGGTTATCTAACATAGTATAATTTTGTTTTGCAAATCCTTGATAAGCATTTTGTATCATCTCCATTGATGTACCCATTTTATTAGCATTATCTGCCATATCAATTATTGTTCTATTTGCAATATCTGCTGCTTTATCAGTATCTCCACCTAATGATTGCAACAAACTTGCGCTAAATGAAGTAACTGTATTCATATATTCATTTGCACCAATTTGTGCAGTTTTATAAGCTTTGGCAGCATAACCTTGTAATTTTTGTGAACTTTCTTTAAATAAAGTGTCAACTCCACCTACAAGTTGCTCATATTCAGCATAATTACTTACAGAACTTTTTAACAACGCTCCAAGCCCAGTACCAATTGCTGCTATTGAAGCACCTACTCCAACCGCTACGCCTTTAGCAATTCCACCTATTTTATTTAAACCACTTTGGAATCCTTTTGTATCTAATTTGGTATCGTATGTTAACGAACCCGCTATTGCCATTTTTTAACCTCTCTTTCTATTGAGAGATTACTTTAAAGCCTCGTATATTTCATTTCTTCTTATTTGGTCTTGTATTTCTTTTTTGTTTGGTGGTAATTTATAATGTTCTTTTAAATCTAATATGTCTTTATCTTTGCCATCATAAGCCCTATATCCTTTTATTTTACTAAATTCAAAATTATCAGGTATAGTAAGCCATATTGCTCTAAATTCCCACCAATGGATATAATCTTTTGTTAAATCATATCCTAGTTGTTTATAAGTCCCCCAAATGTACAAATCATCATAAGAATACCTAAAACTTTCTTTTTTTGCTTTTCCTTTTCCATTTTTAGATACCTCATCAGTTTTGCCACATTTATAAAACCAAATAAACTTATCTACTGCCTCATTGATAAGGCCTTTTTGGATGATTAAATAAAAAGCAGGGTAGAAACTTTGTAAAGCGTTATTAACTGCCTTCTTCGTATCTATTCCCTGCGTCATTTCTTCTTCAAAGTTTATAAATATACGAAAGTCTGTATTAATAATAAATCTCTCATTTTTTATTTTAATTGAACGAGGTAATTTACTATACATTCCTTTTAACATTTCTAATATCTCCTATATTTATTTCCTCTATAATTATTTCTATTATTATTTCTTCTTTGCTCTCTGTTTTGCGGTCTTGCAAACATTCCATTTGCTTTATTTGTTAAATTATTCATCTCATTTGCATACTCATTGAATATAAACTCATAAACTCTTATAAATGCTTGTAAACCAAATTCTTTTCCTTTTTGCTCTTCATAACTTTTTGATATTTTATTATATGCTTCTTTATCATTTAAAATTAAATTCATTAATTCTTTTAATTGTTCAAATACATTATTTTCTCTTATTTTATTAACATCTATACTTTTTAACTTATTTATATAATTCTCACTAAACTCTAATTCAAATTCATTTCCAAATATCTCTATACTATTTTCTATATCATTAATATTTAATACTCTATTATTCATAAATTATCCTCGTTTTCTTTTATTTAAGCATTAGGTGTAAATGTTTTTGTACTTGTATCGAAAGTACCATACACAAAGTCCCCACCTTTTAAAGAACCTGTGATTTGTTTTTGCTCTCCAGCAGCGCCATTACACTCTGTAATTGATACTGTCTGAGTTATTTTTCTTGCCTTATAAGTGTTTCCTGTTGTTTCTTTTTCCCACAAATTTACTATATAATGGTCAATGTTTAAATCATTCCCAGTTTTTCTTTGATAAAATTTTTCATAAAAGTTTTCAAAAACTTTATCTCCTTTAACCATATCCATTGTTATTGGGAATTCATTTGAATAACCAGTTGTTTTAGTTATCTTTGATTTTTGATGAATATATTGCTTTTCTTGTTCAGTAGGATTACTACTTTCAGTCATTTCAGTAATAACACCGCCTAGTTCAATATCAGGTGCTTCACTTGTACCAACATCAAAATAATGGGCTTCATCATAAACCATAATATCTTGCATAATTAATTCTCCTTTCTGATATCAACATATAATTGTAAATAATATACGCTAATCGAACCATCTTCACTTTGTTCATAATTCAAAGCATTGGCGCAACTAACTTTTATCACTTTTTTATTATCTCCTAAAATAGGAAATTCCCTTTTAGAATTTTTTTCAGCCAGCCAATCACTTAAGCCATCAAGCCAATCATAATTAGTTAGCCTTTGTTCATCTATTTCACTCTCACTTTTTAATAAAAGCATATATTGGTATTGCCTATACCAACCTTTGTCAGTGATATATTTCATACCTAAATTTTCAAATCCTGTTCTTTGTAATGCTAAATTTTTAACTGTTTCACTAACACCCTCAATATGTATATCTTCAGTTTGAGCAATTTCATTAATTGGCTCATATTCTTTTAACCATTGATTTATTATATAATCTTGACTTTTATTTATCATTTATTTAACCTCCTAGAATATGCTTCAACTTGTTTTAAAATTGTATCTTTCTTATCAGCTTTCATTCTTTCAAATGGATATGTTCCTCTTTTACCAACACGTTTTTTTATACGCTTAGAATATGCTTGATATTCTGCATAAGGTACGTTTATGTGTACTTTTCCACTGCCTGGGTCGCTTGTAAGTCTTATCGACTTTGCTTGTGTACCAGTTTTATAAGAAACGTATTCTTGTAAGAACATTATTACTTTATTGTCTAAAAATACTTGTTCTTTGTTAAGATTGTTATTAAACTTATTAACATAACTTTTATTATATTCTATATAAGCCTTGCCTTTTCCACCATCAGCAACATATATTTTCCCTTGTGGAAATTCAACTTTTAAAACATCATTTGCCATTATCTAGCACCTATTTTAATATGATTTAATTCTAGTAAGTCATCGTCTTTAAAATCAAATATATCTATTGAACTAACCTCATATACATAATCTTTGCCATACTTTTCTCTTAACTCAGTAAGTGGGGCTTTTGTAATATCATCTAAAACCTTTTTAAACACTATTATATCGCCTTTTTGACATTTCCAAGTATTATTATACCCTTTTGCGTCAAACACCCTTATAAGAGCACTGTCTGTGGTTTGCACACCTGTCTTATTTCTATTCAAATAAGATGTATTCCTAACACTAGCAATTTTAGGATATCTAACATATTGAGTACCCTCTTTATGATAAATTGTTATATCTTGTAATAAATCATCCATTATAGATACCTTATCAAACTTAAAGGAAGTTCGCCTAATATACTTTTTTTATCTTTGTTTATTTGGTTTTCACTCTTTATATTAGAACCTTTGCTAATACTAACACCATCTATTGAAATACTATCCGCACCGAAACTATATTTGCCACTATTTCCACCACTATTTTTAAGAAAATCACAAAGTTCACAAGCAACATATTTTAGTTGCCATTGTTCTCTTTCAGTCAATCTTTTAATGTTAGTTTCAGTTAAATCTTTATTTACATTCTTATCAATTTCTCGGCTTGCTTTTATTATTAAAGAATTAAAGAGGTCAATAGACAAACTGCCCTTATATTCATTTGCGTAAAAATCATAATCGGCGTAATTTATCATATTAAACCTCTCCTTTTATTTTATTTTTCTTTAGTTTCAGTTTTCTTTGGTTTTACTTCTTCAACTAATTCAAATTTGTCAGGATATCCAAGTAATTTTTCAATTCTTTCTTTATCCTTGATTTCAATTATTTTATTATTGCTTAAATCTTTTATCTTAGCCATAATAACCTCCCATTATGCAGTAGTTTTAGGACTAATCTTAATTCCTCTTAGAACTCCTGCTTTGTTAGTGTTCTTTAATGCAACACCAGCAATAAGTTCTACTTCTCCATCTTTTACTGCTCCTGGTTTAGTTAAATCAGGCATATATGAATTGATTACTTTTGAACCAGTTGGACTTACTCCGTGGAAACCATCTAATCCAATTGTTACTGCATAAATATCAGTTTTTCCTTCTGCAGCTGTAGTTGCTGCAGTTTCAGGAATAATATCAACAGTATTAGTACCATTGTAATATTTGCCCATATCATACATAGGAATATCATTGTAAGTTTCAACCATTCTACCGAAATCATCTCTACTTCTACCATAATATCCTGCACGTCTTGCAGCACTTCTCATTTTTGCAAGCATTTTGTTATTCATTAATAACATGCTAGGTTTTCCATCTAATGCAGATAAGAAACCATCTACTTCATCAAGTAATGCGTTATAATTAGAACCCATTAATGCGTCTGTTGACACATCAACTGCAGATGTAATTTCAGTTTCAGTACCAGTTAATAATTTATCTAGTCCATCAAATGTATTTAATACACCTTTTCCAGTGCTTGCTTTATTACCGTTAATAACTAAATTATTAAAGTAATTTGAAGTTGCTTCTACTTTTTGCTCAGTTTGGAATGCTAATTCATCAACTGCTCCTGCTGTACCAATAAGTACACGGTCAATTTGGAATTTACCTCCCATTACAACTGCCTTTGTAGTTTTTTCTTCTCTTTTTGCTTCCCCTGCAGTATATTCGCTATTTATTTGTCTTACTGCTGCAGTAGAAGGCGTTTTTAATTGAATATAACCATAAGTTAATGTAGAACCACCAGTTCCTGGAGAAATTGCATTATCAAATACCATTTTGTCTAATAATAATGAACTTCTACGGAAAGTATCAACTACTTTTTGGTCTACCTTATCAGCCATACCAACTTTTGCTTCTGCTAATGTTATAGCCATTTTTTATCGCTCCTTTTTAATTACCGTATTTTTCTCTTAAAGCACCTGCTAAATCTTGTGCTTCATTTTCAGGGGCTTTATTTTGATGGTCGCCACCTAAATTGAAACCATTTTGTTGCTTGTTTTCTTGTTCAAATAAATAATCGTGAGTAGTTTTAATACTCTTTAATTGTTCATCTAAACCACCAACAACATAATTGCCATCTTTTTCTTCATAAGTTAGTTTTTCACTATCTAGAAGTTTTTCTAGCAATTTAATATCTTTTGCTTTAGAGTTTGCTAATGCTTTATCTAATGCAATAGATTTTTTGAAAGTTTCCACTTCCTTACTTCCCTCGGCTTTTCCTAAATCGTATTGCTCTTGCTTGATAGCCTCGACATCGACTTCTTCTAACTCTTTTATCTTTTCGTTCAAATTATTAACGACACCATCTTTTACTTTTAAGTCGTTTTTCAGTGTGGCTACCTCAGTTTTATGGCTTTCTATTAGTTCACCATTTTTTGTCATTAAAGTGTCAACGATTTCTTTTCTTTTTGTTTCATCTTCAACAACATTAAGTAATTCTTCTAAAAACTTTCTATTCATTTTCTTCCCTCCATACGATTTTATACGAGTTTTTCATCTCTTTGAATTTTAGAAAAGTTTCACTTTTACGATGTGATAATCAGGGTATATTATCTACCTAAAGAGATTATAGCATATTTACTAAAAAAAATCAAATACACAAAATTAAGAATAATATAAATTATAATATAAATAATTAATAATATATTAATAATTAATAATAATAAAATAATAATAAATAATATATATTTATATTTTCATTTTCCATATGTTATTCATATGTTTTTCATATCTTTAACATATCTTTTTTTTAATTCCTCGATTTCCCCTTATTTTTCAACAAATTTCAATTTTTAGAATGACTATTTTTTAATTTTATATTTTTGAGCAAAATTAAATTTTTTTGTAAAAAAACACAAAAAAAAACAAACATTTAAGTTTGTTTATAGTAAATATAAATAGGAATTGAACCTATTACAACTAGTTTTAAACGTTAGCACACCAGCTATATATTTACTTTGTATCTTTAATAGATACTGTACTAATGATATAAAGGCTATCTCTTTCATTCAAATACAAACCCACTCCATTGTTGTATCAAGGCGACCATTTATATATCATCAGTACACTACCTGTTAAAGGTAGTACCACTACTCTATATTATTCACTTAACACCAACGAAAGAAATTAAGTTTTCATATATTTCGTGTAGACGACTTCGCTCGTTGTCTAGGGTATTAGTCGTTTTCCCTACCTCTAAAATAAGATTCAATACTTAACTTTGACATGTCAGCCATTAATTCTTTACAAACACAGGATTTTATGTGTTTTCTTCACATTTCAGTGCCTTATAGACACCAACAGAACAAAATTTAAAGGCGTAAGAAAAGAAAAATAATTAAAGCCAATAAATATTGCTATGTTGCTACCTATAAAGGTAACAAGCAAGGAAATTGTAAAAACACTTTTTCCACTACATTAATTATATCACATTAATTTAGTTTTTGCAATTATTTATTGTATTTTGCAACCCAAGTTTTATCGTAATCGACTTCTAAACCTTTACTTTTAGAATACTGCCTATACTTCATTTGACTATTCCTTAATTCTTTTTTCTTTTTGTCCAATATATCGGTATTATTAGTTCCTTTTAATGATAAAATTTCTTTCTTTTTGCTTCTAACAACTCTTGCATAATAATTTTGTTGCTGTCGTTCATTATAATTTTTTGTTATTTCTTGAATAGTTCCATGTTCATTCCCAAATATAGTTTTTTGCTTTTTGTTGTCAAACTCAGGTCGCCAATCATAATTTACAATATGGTTGCAATTAAATTCTTCAGTAAGATATTCATACTTTTTAAATTCTTTTAAACTCATAACAACATCATCAATGGGATGATGGCTAGGACGACAGGTAGGACTATGCCCTATAACGACACAATTAGCCCCTATTTCGTCACCAACTTGTTTAGCAATATCATTAGCCGTCTGAGTTAAACTTGTCATTAGGTTGCGTTTAACAGCCACTTCAAGAGATGTATTTCTTCCCGCTCTATCTTTTAAAGTTATACCTTTTTCAGCAAGCACGTTTATAGTGCTTTTCATTGCACTAGAATAATCAAAAGAACCACTTGCAACTTTAGTATATAAATCATCTACACCATTAATATAAGCCTCTTTACTAGCAAATGCTATTGATTTAGTCATATTTTTTAAATCTTTGTCGGTTCTTCTATAAATACTATCAACTAATGTTTGCACTTCTTGGCTTATTTCATATTCAAGCCCCTTAGCCTCGTAAGTTTCTTTATAGCCTTTCATTTGCTCGTTTTGTAATTCTTCAAATAATTGTAGTAATTGTTTCTTTCGCTCCCTAGAAAGCCCATTTGCCTTATTTAAAGCCTCATTAAATACTTCTTTGCCACCTTGCCTAGCAAGAACTCTCATTTGTGCTTTAGTAAATGAAGATATATTTTCATTTTGTTGTAATTTCTTAATTATTGATGATGTTAAGTCCTGATTTAATTTGCTAAAAATTTCAACAACTTTGTTTTTTTCAAATTCACTCATTCTTTGTGGTGTTATCATTTAATCACTCCTTATTTTTTTTCGCTTATTGCAGTTATTATAATTAATGTTATACAAATTATTAATGTTATTATTATACTATTCATTTTCTTTCCTTTCTTTAATAAGCGTTATAATTACAACAACTATACTTATTAATAATATTGCCATAATAGGTAATATAAAATATTTTAAAATCATATACATTATTGCATTTATCATTCTTTACCTCCTACAATAATTCCCATAAATAAAGCACCTGAAATAACTCCTACGATTAAGCCCAACAAGAAGTTCATTTTTTATCACGACCTATTATTAATAAAATTATATATAATATTGCTACACCTAATCCTATAAAAGCTCCTATAACTTCTATTTTTGCTCTTAGTTCTAACCAAAACATTATTTATCACCTCCTAAAACAATGGTTTGCCTATATATTCTAAACTAAAATAATTAGCAAAATACATATCAATTATAGTTATGACATCATCAGTTTTTATGCCATAATGTTCTTTAAATTTTGTTATTTCTCCAAGCAATTCTTTTGCTTTCTTTTTTTCTTTAATTGATACTACTTTTCCATCTTCATAAACAACATTAACTTTTATTAATCCATAAAATTTAATATTAAAGTCTTTACTATAATCTTTTTCAAATGTTACTTTTATCATTATTTATCATCTCCTAATTTGTAGTGCTTGTTTATACTTAAACAACTTACTAACTTTATTTTTTTTATGTGTGATTTTCTAAATCTTACACCATTTTCTCTTATATCAGTACCTACAAAATAATGGTTTTTCATATCTAATAATTTTGTTTTATTCATATAGTCATTAGTTGAATATAAATAACCTCTAAAGATATCATTATCAAACAATACAACTTCTACCATTTTGTTTAGATATTTTTGTTCAAATTCATTTCTTTTCATCAGATACTCCTATTATACGTTTGTATTTTTGTAAAATACCACTACAAGCGCCTGCTAATCGTGGGTCTGCTCCATCAAATTGTTTTTCTTTTTCTTCTAAATACTTTATAAACTCTTTTTGTTGGGTATAATATTTATCGTGAGTGTTATAAACACCTTTAAAATACTCAATATTTCTTTCTTCAAGTTGTTTCTTTAATTCTTGATTTTCTTTTAATAAAGTTTGCATTGCATTTATATCTGTTTGGTTTAAATCTGCTTCATCTAGTTGCCATGCTTCTATTAATGTTTCTATTTGTTGTATACTTTCTTCAATATTCATTTACTCATCACTCCTCTACTTTCAACACTTCTAACATTTCATTATATTTTTTAAATAAATCAGCCAAACCCATACAACAGTTATTAAACGTTGACTTTTTTGTATAATAAAGTTCTATTAATTTAAAACATATTTCTTCTTTATTCATTATTATCACTTCCTTTTTTTAAACTTTTTCTTATTTCGTAATTAGTTCTCAATTCGTCAATTATCATACATACAAAGGAAATACCTATTATAATTAACAATATACAGCCAATTATGTCTATCATTCACTATCACTTCCTTGCTCTAGTTCTTGCATTTTATCTAAAATTTCTCCATAAATATCTTTTCTACATCTATCTATAGGACTAGTTGCTAAATAGCAATATTCTTCATTTTCTTTCCATTCTTCTAAAAATTTTTTTAACTTATTCCAATTATCTTTTAATTGTTTATTCTCTTGTTTCAAGCTAAAATAAATATCTCTCATAGTAACCAAACATTCAATAAGTTCTTTTTTCTTAAATGTATCATAGTTTATTTCAACATTTTCGGTTGTTACTAATTTATATAAATAATTCATTCTGACACCTCTTTTAACCAATCTTCAAATTCTTTCAAGTAAGCATTATTTGTTGTTTCATCTTGTTCCAATATATTTTGCAAAGGGTTTAATATTTCACTAACTATATCTACAAATTGGTAAACTTCTGCCTCATTTCTGTATCTTTCATTATATTTTATAAGTTTAATTGCTTTATCAATCACTTCTTTTTGCTTTTTACATTGTTGTTGCAAATTATTCAACCATCTGTGAGTATATCTTGATTGATAATATTTTCCATCTTTAACATTATAAAAATATATTATTTCTTCTTCCATATTCTTATTTCTCCTCTTCTAAATATAATTCTATTTTATGTTTTATATTTGGTTTATTCACAAACCAACTCAATTCATTTATTTTTAAAGTTTTATCTTCATTTATATATCTTTTTGGTATAAATACAAGCTGTCTACTGTTTCCAATTCTAAAATTTCCAGCATTACCTCTGTAACTTAAAAATCTAAAAGGAATATCATTTACATAACTAATAGGATTTAATTCATTATTGTAAATATATTTCCCCATATTTATTTCTCCTTTTTCATTTTTTCTTCAATTGCCTTTAATATAAAATCTTTAATAGTCATATTGCTTTCATGTGCTTTTGTTTCAATCTCTTTTAAATATTCCTCTGTAAATTGTAAAGGATATGTTTTTATTTTCATTTGTTCACCTCCTAAATATATATAAGCAAGAGAAGTTTTATACTTCTCTTACATATTTTTTGTTTTCTTGTAGTTCTTTAAGTTTATTTATTATTTCACTTAATGAACCTTTAAGAATCAATCTTGTTTTCATATCTCTCCCTCACTTTCTATATTAATTATAGCATAAGTTAGTTAGTTAGTCAATAGTTTTTGATAAAAAAAGAAAGATTTTACTCTTCCTCACACAATTTTTTTTCAAGTTCTTTAAAAATGTATTCTTTTGGTTCTTCTAAATTTGAAACATAAACTCCTGTTCCTATTACAACAAGTACATTTTTCTTTTTAGAACTATTATATTTTATTTCTAAGTTCGCTATTTCATAATCATTTGCCTTTTTTAAATAGTAAACATTATTCGACTGGTATATCATTATTAACCTCGCTTTCACTTGCTTTTGCTGTTTCAAGAATATCATTTTTAACTCGTTCTAATTCGTTTCTTGTTTTTTTAGCCCTGTTGTCTACTTCATCTAGTTGCTCTTTTGTAACTTCGCCATTCGTAACATCAAAAGTTGTTTGAGTTTCGTCAGTATAATGAATAGCATAAGTGTCTACGTTTTCTACTGTTGATACTTTTTCGATGTTCTGAATTCCGTTTCCTGTATCACCCTTATCCCCTTTGCCGCCTTTTAATTCAACAAATTGATAAGTCGTTTCTTTAGAATTTTTAACGCCTAGTTTAGTATCATCCCATTTGTAATTAAAATCAGCACCGTCAAACTCGCCATTGTCAACTTGCACTTTTAAGTTGCTTATGTATTCTTCCCTTGCGTTTTCATTAGTTTTACGTTCTTCTTCGGCTTTTTTTCTAGCAAGTTCATTCTTTATTCTATCTTGCTCGTTTGTCTCTCTAACATTCTCATTTTCTTGCCTAACGGTTTCATTTTGCTGTCTAGTGGTTTCTTGATTTTGCCTGGTTTCTTCATCTTTAGTAACTTGTTCATTTAATTCAGTTACTTTTTGAATTAATCCATCTAAAATTACAACTTTAGGCTCGTCTGGTTTAATATCATCATCGCAAACAATAGCATTTTCAATATAAATTTTCAAAATTGATGTTCTAGCCACGATTTCATCTTCATTTTCAATTTTAAAAAAAGCAATAGACATTTCTAATTCATCATATTGTGTCATATCTCTTGTTAAAGTCAATGTGTTATCTGTTATGTTGTCAAAGATTTTTGCAAAAGTCTTGTCATTAGCTTTAAAACAAGCTTTTCTACCAAAGTTTTTGTATTCTTCAGGTATTTCAAATTGTAATTTTTCAATTTTATTTTCTTCTAAGTATCCGACAACCAAACATGATACATTTAATTTCCTGCCATCTTCAATTTTAATTATCTTCATTTCCTACCTCCAATTTTGAACTTGTTAAACTATCTTCTTCATTGATTAAAGCAAGTTCTTTTTTTGCTTCTTCTTCACTCATTCCATAGAATTTCATTAAATAACCTACTTTACTTCTTAGCCCCATAGACATTTCATTTCTATATTCTTCTTTTTGGTCTTCTTCACTATTTAAGAACCCATCTTTATCAATTAAATTAATTGTATCGTTTTCATCTACATTTTCATTAAAGAATAATCTTCCAATCATTAAAATACTTCTAACAATTCCAACAGTATATTTATTTAAAGCCGAACGGTGTTTTTTAGCATTTCCAACAAGGTCTTTATTATCTAATATAGCCTGTGTTGCTGTAACAACTCCACCTTGCTCAAACTTATAATAAGCCTTTCCTAACCCACTTTTGAAAGCAAGTATATTAAGTGCTAGGTTTAACCCATTTTCATTGTCAGTTTCTCTTAAATCTGGATTATGTTCATGAATTAATGTATCACTATTAACATCTGCATCATCACCGATAATTTGGAATTGTTGCTTAGTAATGTCATCTGGATATATTGGAACTTCTTGAACTACAACTTCGCCTGTTTCTTCATCTGTATATGTTTGTGTATAATATTTTGTTAATTTCTTATTGTAAAATACTTTCTTGCCACCTAAATAAAAGTCTTTCATAAAGTTGTTATAAACAATATCTACACCTTGTAATTGGTCTATTGCATTTGCATAAACACTAATACCAAGTCCGTTGTTTTCTTTAATATTATTTACTACTTTAGGCATTAATAAGTTGAATAAAGGCACTGACGAACCTGTTTCATACTCTTTAACTACTCCTGCGTTTTCAATTTCATTGCCTTGTTCATCAATGTATTTGTTTTGTATATGATATCCATCTTTTTTAAGTTCATGAATTTCTATGTAAAAAACATTTTTGCTATCGATTGTACTTTTTGAAACAAAAGCAACATCAGTTATTGCACCGTCAATTATTTTCAAAGGTATTGTTTGGCTAGCATTTACACTAACTAAATTCAAAGTAGTATTTTCATCAGCAATTATCTTTTTATTAACTATTTTAGCATTTTTAATTCTTGTAATAGTTCCACAAGTACCACTCCAAAAAGCAGTTTCAATATTATCTGGTATTTTATCGTTAAATTCTAACTTTTCAAGCCACTTGTTAGCGAACACTTGATTCTGTTTATTTTCGCAAACAATACTATCTCTTTCAGTGTAAAGAATACTGCTCCAGTCCTCACATAGCCTTTTAGCCATACCAAGCCTAAACATTTGTCTTTTATCGCCATTTTGGTCGTGGTATTCATGGAATTTTTGTACAAAGTTTTCATACCACTCTTTCCACAATTCAATATAACCATAATAGCTTGTACTAGGATTATAACCTAGTGTTCCTAAATATTTAATTACAACATTATTACTATCCATTTTATCCTCCTAAATTTGTTTTTAATAATATTTTATACCAATTTTCAACACTGTAATTGTAAGCGTCCAAAGTATCTACATCAAAAGTCCCGTCATCAACGTATCGGTCATCATCAGCATTTGGGTCTTGTACTGCCTCTTGTAATGAAGTAACAATCCCCTTTGTGTCATTTTCAACAAACTTAATCTTACTTAACATCATAAGCATATTTATAGCATAAATACGGCTTGAAATAGGTGTCTTAATACTGTCTTTAATTGGTATGTGTAAATGTAACTCGTCAAGTGCCTCTTGTAAAGCACTTATAAGTATCTGCTCGGCACAATCAGCCCATATATAGTCTATGTGTCCATACTTCTCAATAATAAACAAAATATGCTCTTTAAATGCCTTTTTAAGTTGCTTTAACTTCTTATGAATATCATCTATAATTTCAGTTCTATCACTTCGTAAGACTGTTATTCCTATGTAACTTCGTGGAATAGAGCTTGTTACAAATGAGTGAGCCGAGCCATTTCCACCAAAGTCAACTCCAGTAGAAATAATACCACCACTACAACTAGGCACTAAGAAATCTTTTTCTCTTTCTATTATTGGTGTGAATAAGAAACTCTCATTTGCTACTCTTTTACCTAGAATATCTCGCTTGTACCAAATAGAAGTCTTGTCATAAGTGCTTAGCCTTTGTTTTAATTTTTCATCACTAATAGATAGATTATCAAATATATTAAACTCTTCATAATTAAAGCCATAATTAGGGTTTTCTCTTTGCTGTTCTTCGTGAAAAGCCAAGTATTCAGTATAATACCAATGCTTAGGGCTTTTAGGGTTTAAATCGTGAAATATCTTTCTATCATCACTTGATAAAGTTCTGTCTTCAACTTCTTTTAAAAATGATGGGTCACACTCGTTTGCTTCGGTAACATAAGCCATTCCGTAAGTATTACCTTTGATAGTCTTGTAAGAGTTAGCCTTACCACCACCTGCAACAAGTAATATTTTTTCTTTACCATCTGCGGTAGTAACGTAAATAGCGTCTCTGTTCTTATATTTTCCCTCTCGGCATCGTCCAGCAAAATAATTAAGTATCCCATATCCATCACAATCAATTATATTAAGCCTTGCCGAGGTGCTATCGTATCCAGCAATCAAAAATAATTTGTTTGGATGGTTTTCTAATGCTATGCAAAAGGCTAGCCCGTTTGTAACATTCTTACCGCCACGCTTACCACCATGGGCAACATTGAACCAACTTGTTTGACACTTTCTAATATAATTAGCTTGTTTTTCACATAATGGTGCTAACTGGTTAAACATCTTCCTCACTCCTATTAGGTTTAGGATTGTTTAATAAATCAGCTATGTTAGATACGTTTTTGTTTATATTTTCGACTTCACTGCTTGAATTTTCTATTTTATCTTTCCAGTCAAAATTGTTTTTCAAATTAAAAATTACCCCAGAATTATTGCCTAAACGATACAAACATTCTTCAAGTTGCATTTGAACTTTATCACGTGCTTTTTTTATAGTGTGGAAATATTCTTCATTTTTAGAATAGTTTAATAATGTTTTTCTATCTATTCCTAAATAATAGGCAAGCCCACTCATTGTATAAGGTTTTTCCTTTTCTTCACAATAGTTGAAGTAGGCATTTATTTTTTCTTCTACCTCTTCAACACTTTTAAATGCTCTAGGTCTCCCTACTTCTCCCATAAATTAATCTTCCTTATCTTCTCTAATTTCCTTTTTTAATAAAGGTTTATCTTCTAAAATTTTCCCCTCGGCAACAAAACCTTTTGATAATAATTCTTCGTATCTTGCACGTTCAAGTGTAATTGACTCATCTTTTTCATAAGTTTTAAAGTTATCTTTGCTGTCGTTAAAGCCTTTTAAAACTGTCGTTTTCACTTTGTAATTTTTCATTTAATATCATCTCCTAATTTTAATATTTTCTTAATTTCTTCCAAAGAAATATCATCCCAAATATACTCCCAAAATAAATCTAATTTCCACGTTTTATAATTTTGAGAATAGAAATTGTTCTTGTATTTCTTCAAAGTTTCATTGTTTAATTTTATCACATTTTCTTTTTCTTTGCAAACAGCACTAACCAACATCTTAATATTCATAATTTGACCCTGCTTGTAACAAATTCCCGTTTAATAAGTAATTTGCCACTTTTTGTTATGTCATGGTCATGTTCTCTTTCAAAATAAATAAGTAAATCTTTTATTCTTTTTAAATTATCAATATCAATTTTTCTTTTTATATTTTCATCAATCATTTCACTTGTAATTAAGTAAAATATTTCTGGGTCTATATTTTCTATGATATGTAAATAATTGTGGCTTGTATTCTGCCTTAAAATTGCTCCGTTCCAATATAAATATCCTTCGCCAAGTCCAACACCTTTGCAATGTCGTCTTGGAATGATTAAATGATGATAGGACAGGTCTTGTTTTCGATTAACCTTATAGCCTAGGAAGTCGTACCCCAATTTCATGATTTTAAAATCATTTACCATTATTTTTGTTATTTCTTTCATATATTGCCTCCCAAAATTCTTTTTTGTAAGAACTCAATAAAACCAAAAAAAGAGCGACAAAAACCATAAAAGTTGTCGCTCCAATTGATAATATTAAATTTAATAAATCGTTCATATTATCACCTAGTTAGATTATATCATTTTTGAGATAATAAGTCAATTATCTTTGCCCCACATTCTGATTTTTTAGTAAAGATGAATTGGCAATTGTAATCTTCTGTGTTGTTCTCTATTGTATAAAGAATTTTCGCAAGAGTACTGCCTTTTGTCGCTTTGGGGGATTTCTTTAATCTCCAGTTGTACCAAGTGTATAAATCATTTATGCAAGTTACTTTTTCATCTTCAATAAGAATTATAAGTTTAGCTCCACACTTTTTAGCAAGTTGAAGTTCTCTTTTAAATCTTTCATGGTCTTTTGTTACATCAATTATAAGTTCTTGAATATCTTTTTTAGTATCTATTGCGATGTTAGGGTTTTGTGGTATGGTATAGTCGCCATACGGAAGTTTCGTTCTTATAATTTCTATTCCTTGGCTTTCAAAATATTCTTCTTTAAGTTTATGCTTTCCTTTTTGTTGCCTGGTGTCGCAAAATAAAATCATTTAATTATCCTCCTTAAAATAATCTTCTACAATTTTGTGTATGATATCGTGGCTGTTAGAACTTATATTGCATAAATCTTCTTCTGTATATTCTTTTTCAACATTAAATAAATAACAACCTATATAGCAGTGCATAAGTTCGTGTTTTAATGTTTGCTTCTTTTGGTCTAAGCATAAATCTTTATCAATGTAAATTTTACTATTGTCTAAATATGTTAATCCAAAATATCTGCCCTCTTTCGGCTCTCCATCATATTTGTATTCTCTAAATTTTTCTCTTATTTCTTCTTGAGAAAGTTCTATTATTTGCCAAGTTCTATCATTCATTTTAAATTTCATTTTAAAATGCTCCTCTCAAATAAGGTTCTATATCTTTTTTACTTCTTAAAAAATAACCTATTATTATATATTTTCCAGTTATATCCATAAATGGGTCTAATGAACTATCGTTATCATGATACTTTTGTAGTTTAAAATACATTTCTTCAAAATTACTATAAAATGGTATTTTGAAATAAATATATAATCTTCTACCAACTTTTTTTATTTTACTTGGTTTCATTTAATCAACCTCATTTTCATAAATATTTCCTATTACTTCAATTCCATTTGGAGTTACTAGATGTACTTGGTCTTTGGTTTTGATAAATTCTGCATACCACCCGTATTGATAAGTATTACTAATATATTTTTCTTTCCAATCTTTTGTTTTATATTTTCCATATTTGATGACAAATAATTCGTTTTCATCACTAAATTTATTGCCTTTACAAATATCCCCTTCATAAATTTCTATACCATTTTTATCTTTTAAATTTGTATATTGCATTCAAATTAATTCTTTTTCTGAAACTCTGCCACATATTTCTTCAAGTGCGTCATTGTCAGACATAACTAACCATCTATATTCTGGGCAAACATGTACATCTTGTATCATTAGCTTTTTTTCTTTTAACCATATTCTAAATTTTATTTCTCTATTCATTATTCTTCCACCTTTACAACTAAATTGGCTTTTATTAAATCATCAATATTTTTTGTATCAAACCATTCTTCATCACTAAATGTAGCAGTCCAATAACCTATTTCTTCTGTCATTTCAAATATTTCTCTGTCTTTATCAACACATATTATGTTCCACCATTTATTATCTATTTTTCTTTCATAAAACCCAGAAGATGTGTCAAACTTAAACCCATACTTTTGCAACTCTTTTAAATCTACATCTTCTCTTATTTTAAGCATAATATCAGTCCTTTCTTTAATCTTTTGGCATTTGATATGGATAACCTAATCCTTTTATCTTTTCTTCCGTTAATGCGTTTTTATATGCAATTAAACTATCTCTATCTTTTGCTAGATTTATAGTATTAATTAGCATTGTTCTTTCTTGTATTTCATCTAATACTTCAATGGCTCTTTCTTTTGTTTCGTATTCTCCTATTGTTATAACATAACTAGCACTTTCTTTATAAACAATTTTATTATCATAAACACATATAGGATTTTTTATTGGTATTAAATTTTCTTTATCCTGAGAGCGCACCCATAAATTCATATTTTAATCATTCTCCTTTAAATTGGTTTCCATTTTATCAATACATTTTGAATATAATTATCTATTTTTTCTTCTATTGTATCCCCTTTAAACCAATAATTTTGTTTCCAATTGTAAGTAGACATACACTCTTGTTCTATTTTTCCACTTGGGTAAATATAAAAGTAAACACTTCTAAACTCACTTTCATAATAATTTGCTCTTCCGCCTAATGATATACAATAACAATTTTCATTATTCCAATTAATAATTTTTTCTTCAATATTAGAATTAATTTTTATATCTCGGCTATTTTCATAACCACCTTTGCCACTATATTTCAAATATTTAGAACATATATTTTTAACCATTTCTACCTTATCTTTTGGTATTACTTTTTTTAATTCTTCACTATCAGCACTACAACTTATTTCACAATTAACACTAATTTCAAATTGCAACTTGCATTTATCACATTTAACTTTTCTATAATTTGAATATTGTTTGCTTATTTTAAAATTATATTCGTTATATTCATCACAATAAGGGCATTTTATTCTAAAATTGCTCATAATTATTTCTCCTTTAAATTGTTAATTTCATCTATTAGTTCATTGATTTTATCTACCATTTGATTTAGTTGTTTTATTATAAATATTTCAACTTCATTTTGTATTAAACTAGTTTCACAATGATAGATTTTTTGGATTTTATCTTCTTTGTCTTCTTGTTCTTCAATTATTTCTACTTCATCTGTAAATATATCGCTTATATAATTATTTCCAATATAACTTGATAAATAAAACACTTCATTAGTTTCTTTTTCTATTCCTACATAATCTATGAAGCTATCTTTTATGTTATTTTCATACTCATATATTTCATTTCTAAATTTTATTTTTTCAGGTGCTTTACCATCTTTAACTAATCCTAGTAATTCATATATTGTTATTTTCATTCTCAACATCTCCTTTATTTTTATTTATTTCTTCTTTCAATTTGTATTTAAATTTTGCTTTATCATTTTTATAAACATAATGACCACACCAACTACATATTATTCTATCTTCTTTATTTGGAAATATAACTGAATGTCCGCATTTGCATTTGATTGTATAATCTGCTATTTTATCCATATATTGAATTGGTTTCTCCTTTTTCACTGCTATAAACATATTAACACCTCCATATTCCTTATTTTTAGCCCCATAGAACGACTTTTTAATACATTCTAGTACAATTACACTCTAAACATACTTTTGCTCGTTACAACGAGTTTTTGACTATATTTTAATTTTGTTAATCTTTTTCTAAACAAATACTCACTTTCGTATCGTTCTTCCCAACTTTTGTCGGTTGTTCTATCATATATGTTTATAAAGTACATTTTAACACCTCATTTAAACATTATTTTTAAATTTCCAAATATATCCACCTGTACTTTTTCTTTTATTTTTACAACAGTTTGAAATATTAGATATACTTATTCTAGTTTCCTTTTCAATGTCTAACATACAATCCCATTCTTTTATAAAATTTCCATCTAAATCATATTGTAAAATTATTTTTCTAAATTTTGATTTTTTGCCATATAAATGATGTTTATTTCCATTAATATGGTTTACTTGTGGTTTGTTTTCTGGATTTTGTATAAATGTTTCTGCAACTAATCTATGTATTAAATATTTTTTATTATCTTTAAGACCTATTCTATAATAACCATGTTTTGTTATATAAGGATTTATTATTTTATTTTTATATATACTAAATATATCACCATAATCAGAAATATAATAATCATTTTCAAATTTTTGCAATGGTTTCCATATTTTATTTTTATTCATTTAATCACACCTTTATTGTAAATCTTTGTTTAGTCTTATCGAATATAACAGGTATTCTTACGTTTCTTTTACCACCACGACATTTTGGAATTAAGAATCCTATTTCTTTAACATCAGCATTATCTTCTTTATTTTCATCGTGTATAAGAATAATTGTGTCTGCTGTTTGCTCTATTTCTCCACTGTCTTTTAAATCTTGCATTGTTGGAGTATCACTACCATTTCTATTTATTTGTGCTATTAAGAATATAGTGCAATCATAATCTTTGGTAATGTTATTTAACTCCCTTACTGCTTCGCCAATTCTTTCTCGGTCATTTTGTCCTTGTTTTCCAACAATGTAACCAGTGTAATCAATAAATACTATGCAATGCTCATCTCGTTGCTCTTTAATAATTTTATTTTTCATTGCGTGAACTGTCTTGCTACCATTAATAACCTCATATTTATAATTGTAAATCTTGTTAGCCACTTCCATTATTTTTTGGTCTTGATATTCTGTTTGTGGCTTATTAATATCGGCAATTGGAATGTTTGCCTCAATTCCTAGCATTCTCTCATAAACTTCTTCTTCGGTCATTTCCATATTGAAATAAATACATTTATATTCTTTCGCCAAATCACAGAATAAATTTAATGCTAATGCTGACTTACCTTCACTTGGTCTTGCTCCAATAACATTGACAGTTTTCTTTTTTATTCTCAGCTTTTCATTTAAAGCCCAGAACCTTGGAAACTTGATTATCTTTTCTCTATTTCTAATCATTCTAATCATTTCTTCTGGAGTTACTTTGTTATTTTGTTTAATAACCATAACTTCATTTGAAATTTTATTAATATTTTCTACAAGTTCATCAAGTTCAATTTGTTTATTGGAATATTTTTTTATTTCTTGCTTAATTAAATCATCTTTGTGTTGGTCTATTAATTTTTGCTGATATTCATAAAACATTGCTGGAGTTGGTAACAAATTAATTTTATCAAGAAAATATTCTATAAATTGATTTTTTTCATAATCAGTTTTTAATTCACTAACTATCAATGTTAAATCTAATTTTTTATATTTTTTATAAACTTCTTTTAAAAGCAATAGAACTCTTTTGTTGTATGTATTTTTAAAACAGTCTAAATCAATAAACAATTCTTCTATCAAACTGTCTTTCAAAAACAAACAACACATTAAGTTACTTTCAATTTCATAATCATATTGTTTCATAGACTACACTCTCTTTTTTATTATCATTTTCTTTTTTTGGTGGATAAAACTCTCTATAGCCATTTTTAATAGCTTTTTTTATAATTTGTTCTTGTTCTTTTTTGCTATATGGTTTTAAAAATAATATAAGTTCATCTATAACATTTTGATTATTAGGTATTCTTATACTTTTTCTATAATTAAAATATTCTAATAATAATTCTATTATATTATTTAATTTATTATTATTTATATATTCTAATATATTATTTTTATTTATATTTTCATTTTCATTTTCCATATGTTTAACATATGAAAAACATATGTTTTCAAAAGTTATCTTATTTTTTCTGTTTTCACTTCTTGATTTTGAGTAATTTCTTCTCTTATCAATTTCCTTTTGAAGCCTTATATTATAATATTTTCCATCATTATCTTTTATAAATTTATCAAAGATATCTTTATCATATCTTTTACATATGTTTAACATATCTTTTTCTGATAAATGTCCTTTTTGATGTTGTATACACAATAATTTTATGTATTTTCCTAATTGAATATCGCTCATAAACATCGTACCAGTAAGAAAATCACTTGAATAAAATAAGAATGCTGGGTCTTTATTTTCATATTGTTCTTTATTTGATTCTTTCATTTTTATTTTCCTTTCTTAACTGGTATTAATACAATTTTATCTTGATGAACTTCTAAATAATATTCTTTTCCAAAATTTTCAATAACGACTTTTGGAATAAAAATTTTACCATTGCTGTCAACTTTTTTAAAAAATCTAATTAACATTTTCATATCTCCTTTCTATTTTTAGTACAATTTAATATTATAATATTTTTTTATAAAAGTCAATACTTTTTTTATATAAAAAAAGAACTTTTTCAAGCTCTTTAATTTTATTAAAATGGTAAATCGTTTTCACTAAATTCAACAGTATTCCCAAAGTCGCTAAATGGTTCATTATTTTTGCTATTAATATATTCCTCGTAATCTACATAAGAATTATCAAGTTTTTTAACTTTAGGAATTTTAATATTATCAACTTTATCAATACTTCTAAATTCCCTTAATTTATTGACAGTTTTTAGCTCTCCTGCTTGGTTCTCATATTCTTCCATTCCAAATACTAATCCTATTTTTTTGCCTGTTAATTGTTCCCAATTTTTGTTCCAATCAAATTGACAACCATTAGAATTTTCATAAGCTGTAATAAATGCCTTAAGCATTTTAACTTGGTTTTCTTCTTCCCCTAGTGGAACATATTTAATTGCTGAATTGCTCCATTTTCTATCAATTCTAGTGTCATTTTTATATTGTTCTGCAAAATATTTTGGTTGCTTATCGTCTTTAGCAGTATCTACACTAACTCTTAAAGAAGTCTTGCCACTTTGTGGACTAGTATATTCTTCTGCTTTCATTATTATTCCTTTGTGACCACCCAATTCAATTGGAGTAAAATCAAATTCCATTACTTCTACATTATCATAATTGCTTGGTTTCTTTATCATTATTTTTCTTCCTCATCTTTCTTTTCTTCTTCTTTATTTATTTCATAATATTCACAGATAGTATCATCTACTAATTTTAAATCATTGTCAATTAATTCTTCTTCAAACATTCCCATAGGTGTTTTAACAATATCATTTCCAGCTGTTTTAGTTCTAAATTGGAACTTGCCATTTTCATTAATTGCTCTTAATACTATTGTATAGAGCCCCTCAACGCAGCATTGATTTGACAACATTTTTCCAACAGTCTTAACTCCTATATTTCCAAATTCATCAATTTCTTCATGGCTCATAAGATAGACTCTTTTATCTCCGCCAAGATTTTTAATAAAATCAATCAGTTTCCAATAATTTAAAGCGATATCTGTAAACTTGCCATAACCAGTTTCTTTTGTTTTTTTCATCATTTCTATTGTAAGCAAATAATTACTATCATCTATTACTATAATTTTTTTAGGTGTTTCTTGAATAAATTTTTTAATTAATTCATAGTCACAACTTTCAAGTCCTGCTTGTCCTCCTTTAAAAGGTAATCTTTTTGCAAGTGGATTTACTAAAGAATAATCTTCTTTATTTAAATTTCTTAAACTAGCACTCTTACCACTACCAGAGTGTCCTATAATTAATACTGGAATACATTTTCCCATTTTTCTTTCCCTCCTCATTTCTAGCATTAATTCTGCTTTTTCTTTTTCATAAGGTATTTGAATAACCTCGTAATTGTCTTTATTTTCAGTTAAATATACTATTTCAGTCCTTAATACTGGAATACCTAACAACTCTTGCAATATGTATTTATAAATGCTTAATTGTATTTTATAATGCTCGTAAGAATTATCTAATGTGCCTTGAAATGGTATCATCATATATTTTTTATAAACTTTCTTATCAGGATTATCATAATAGCCTTCCATGTATGAGTTAGTCTTATAATCAACTATTACAACACCTTTATCAACTATATCATAAAATAAATGATCAATAGCCGAACTGATATCTGCCCACTCAACACCAATTAATAATTCATCTTTAATATGTATATATCTATCTTTATAATCATTGTAATAATTAATTGAATGGTGTTTTATTTTTTCAACTACTTCAAGATATTCTTTTGAGTTATCAAAAGGTCTTAAGTGCCATTCATTGCCACTAAATAATGATTGTGTGTATTCATGTATGGTTGTACCTTTTTCACAACTAAAATCACGTTTATAATGCCATTCCTCAAGTATTTTATATACTTCCTTATTTTGCTTTTGTGCTACCATTTCAGCAACTTTTTGCTCATCAAATTTATTAGCATAAAGTCCAATAAGTGTAGTAACGCCAATTCCAACTCTTTTGTCATTGCAATAATAAGTATGAGTATCTTCTTCAAAAGTATATTTATCAAACGCCTTTAACTTTTGCTTAACTTCTTCAAGTGTCATCTTATTTTTTCCTTTCAGCAATAATTGACTTTAAATAAGAACTTAGCGACATATCTCTTTCTTTTGCCTCTTTTTGTAATTGCTCTTTGAGTTCACAACTGACTTTAAAGATTATTGTGTCTTTCATTTTCTACCTCCTTACAATTAAAATTGTAGCATATTTTATATACTTTTGCAATACTTTTTTAATACATTATATATATTATTTTGCTGGATACCTAACTACGCAATTTTCATTTTGTCTTATTACTACTTCTTTATTTTCCAAACTCTTAACATAGTCTGTTATCCATTTTTTATACTCTTCTATATTTCTTTTATCTTCATATCCTAGCATTGAACCATTAACTAAATTTGCTAGTCCTATTAAATATTTATCCTTCATTTATTATTTACTCCTCTCTATAAGGTTTATGTGAAATATTATTATAAAATTCGTTTAATAGCAATTCGCAACATTCTTTTTCGTGCAATGTGTCTAAAATGCTTGTAAAAAAGCTCAATATAATTAAAAAATAGCCAGCATATAACATTATAACTGTTAATTTTAGTCAGTTACTCATGTTTATTAATTTATCTTTTAACAATTTCCCAATTTTCGGGATGTTTAAATTTTTTTAATTGAATATTTGCTTGCTGTTTATCAAATTTTGTTGCGTCAAGTATATTTCGCACATAATGATGATAATTTAATGCTTTATATTTTTTTAAAAAAACTCCATTTATTTTATGTTTTAATATATATTTTACCATTTTTTACTCCCTATAATCGTTTAAAATTCTTTTTACATCTTCATCAATAATTTGCTTTTCTAAATATCTGCTAATAAAATTAGATAATATTTTAATATCTTCAACTAAATACTTGTTTTTGTCAATCAATCTAATATTTGCTTTAACCATTTGACTATTTTCTCTTTTCATCTCTCTAAAAAAATCTTTTATTTTTTTATCATTATTTTTTAAGTTTATTGTGCTGGAACCATTTATCAGTTCTAATATTTCTTTTTCCATATTTTATATTAAAAGCTTTATTCCATTTTTTTGTTTTAGCTTTATTCCCCTTTCTTAATAAATTATTCTTTTGTTTCACATTCTTTTAGTATCCTTGACAATTCTCTATCTTGGTTGTCATTTCTTATATAAAGAAATTTTGATAAAATTTTATAGGGCATTTGTCTTTTTCCATACTCGTAATTTCTATATGCTCTCAGTGATATATTTAATAAATCAGCCATTTGCTGTTGTGTGTATCTATTTTCAATCCTATACTGTTTCAATTTACTAACCATAAATTACAAATCCTTTTCTATTTTGCATATTAATAAAATATTGCTAAACAATATTATAAATAAAATTAATATATTCTGCCTATAATCATTTATTGTGACTATTTCCTTCATTAAATTTGGCAAATTTAGTATTACTATTAAATCAATGATAGATAGCATTAAGTATCTCACCCATTTTTTTAGTCTTATTTTTTTCATTTTTATATCCTCCTATATTCAAATTCGTATCCTAAATTATATTCTGTTATAATTCCATATTCTTCTAGTTCCTTAATTAATTTTTTAATGTCTTTATGGTATTTTTGACTCAACTTATAATGTCTTTCTTCCCACCTGTCAATCATCTCAAGGTAAAAGTCTTTTTCAGCTAAAGCATTCAATTCTTGTTTTATCTTTTCTATTTCATTCATTTTATCTCCTCCTTACAATACTAATATAACTCATTTTGGGTAACTTGTCAAGAAAAAAATAAAGAAAATTGCCTGAAAATGAAAACAAAAATAGGAGTAGGCAATTTCCCTTAATCACTAGGGGTTTTCTAGTGTCAATTAAATTATAACACATTTATCGTTAAAAATCAATTTGGAGGGCAGAATGAGATTTGAACTCATGAATATTGGTGTTGCAGACCAACCTCTTAAACCGCTTGAGTATCTGCCCATAAAGAAGAAATTAATCTTCTTTATTCTGCTTTCCAAGCACACCTCATTATTCTATCAGAACAATTAAATGTGTCATAAATACAACCATCTATCACACAAGTAATATGCCCAGCCATAGTACATAAATAAACTCCATAACGGTGTTCTTTAGCAAATTCTCCTATTGTTTTAGAATAATGACATTGCCTAGGGTATCTATCATCAAGATAATTTTCGATAAATTCGACATTATCCATCATTTGACCTTTTTCTCTTGCCAAACTGCTTAATTTATCATAGCAATAATCCCAAGAAGTACCCTCTGCTAAAGATATTGCTCTCGTAGTGCAGTCCGATACTTTATTTTTTAATGGATTAGCATTGTAATACTTATACATTACATTTCACTTATCTTACGTGCAGTTTTTCTAACCTTTTCAATTTTATCTTGGCTATCTGCTTCTTGCATTATTAAATAAGTAAAATCTTCAAGGCTTTGCAACATTTTATCAAAAGATTTTTCAGTTTCTCTATCATTTCCATAAGTATCTCTACCCTCTGAATAATCTCCATAATGTTCACCCATTTCTTCAATCATATCATATCCACGATAGCGACCTCTTCCAGTTCCTGGTACTCCTCTTCTTCCATAAGAACCATCCATATATCTTCCACGGCTATCTCTTGAACGACCACCACCATAATTATCATAATCTCTATACATCATATTTTCCTCCTTTTCTTTCCAATATTTTTCATTTTCAATATCTTTATGAATATCTATTAATTTGTATAAAAGTTCTACATTTGCAATTTGCAAACCATTTTCAGTTATTTGTTTTATTATTCTTTCAGTTTCAGATTTTGTTTTTATTAAAACATCTTCTTTGACTTCTTCAATTTTGTTCTCTTCTTCCATCTAAAATACCTCCTTCCTTTAATAATTTTACTATCTCTTCATATTGCTTGTCTTGTTTACTTAAATGGCTTTCTAATTTTTCAATTTGTTTGTCATTCAATTTTAAGTTTTCAACACCAATAATAAAAGATAATATATTTATTAAATTGAATAAATACTCATTATTGTTTTCAGTATTCATTATGACCTTTTGCTAATTCTAAAGTTAGCATTTTGATATAAAGGTATTTGTGTAGCAGTTGGTGTTCCAGCTGCAGTTGTACCAGTTAAAACGCTAGGCACTGATTGTACTGTTAAAGTAGCGTCCCCTCTGCAACAAATTGGTACTGTTTTAGTAAATGCTACATTTACATAATCACCAGCAGTTGCTATATCAGCAATAACAGTTGTATCAGGTAATAAAACTCCATCCATATATAAACCTAAAGCAACTTGCCCAGCAGTAGCACTTGTTACATTTGCATTAAAAGTAACATCATAGTTTCCACCATTTAAAATCTTATAAAGTGGTGAACCTTGTGAATGTTGAAGAAAACCATAGCAATTAGCACATCTTGTTCTTATACAATCCGTAGAAAATGTTAAAGGGCTAGAATTTGAAGTAAGTAAAACTGGTGTTTCTTGATAACTTTGTATCATAATATCATTCCTTTCTTATAAATTATTTAAAAAAGAGATAGGGCTTTCCTATCTCTAAAAATAGTAAGCACTTGTAATCAAGCTCCTGTAATCAGGCCTTACTAAAAATTTCCACATCCACATCCACCTGTTACTTGATAATTATAGCAACAATTAGGGTTTGGTACTATGTAACTAGGTGATGGACAAGGTTTTAATTCACTTAATAAATAAGCATTTTGTGCTGACTGACTGGCAGACAATCTTAATGCGTTAATTTCATTTTGTTGAGCAGTAATTTGAGCGTTTTTGTCCTCAATTCTATTAGCGACTATTTCATCATGTAATGCACGATAATTTGCATTAACAGTGTCAACTATATCTCTAGTATTCATATTCATTGTGTTTTGTAAATTGCATGTATTGGTTGCTAGATTATAATTAACTCCTTGAATAGCGCTTTGAGTTTTGCAACAACAGTCTGCTAATTGACTAGATACACTATTTATAGCATTTCTAGTTTCATAACCATTAGTCATAATAGCATTGTTAGTTCCAGCAAATCCATTTAATAGGCTTGTATTCATAGCATAGAAACCATCACATATTCCATTTTGAATATATCTTGATTGTGCTGTTAAATCATTGAAACCATCGCTTAATTGTCTTTGAATTGTAGCAAAATCAGAAGCTAGTACATAATTATCGGTAGCTCCTGAACCATTACCACCACCAAAGCCATTACCATTTCTACCCCAACCCATAAAGGCGAAGATTAAGAAAATAATAACCCACCAGCTACCATTATCTCCAAAACCATCATTATTTCCGTTTCTTCCAGATAATAGAGCAACATCAGAAGCAGTTAATCCACTTTCTCCTCTCATATAAAATCTCCTTTCTTATATTTAAAATACTTGGGAATTGCAAAATTATATTAAAAACCAAATATTTTATTTAAACATATCTTTAAAATTATTAAATTCTTGGTCAAAATCTTTTCCTTGACTTTTCATATAATTTCTAGCAAAATCTTCGACACCTTTTGTGTCACCTTTGTTTGCCATATCAATTAAATTTTTAAATATGGGATTGTTATTATGAGATAACATTTTCATTGCCATATCTTTTGGATTGCCAATTCCCATCATGCCTTTTATCATGTTTAAAGGGTTCATAAATTAATCCTCCTTTTTAGCTTTTAATTTGTTTTTAATATCTTTTAACTCTTTTTTTAAATCACTTAAATCTTCTCTTAAATCATCAATTTCACTAAAATCTAGTTTTTCAAGTCTTTTATCGACATCTTCAATAGTTGCAAATTTTATGTCATCTTTTTGCGTTTTAGGTTCATAAATAGTTATTTTGCTAGTTCCATCTTGCTGTAACTGTTTTGTTACTATTGCACTACCATTAGTAAGTGGAAAGTAGCTTACAGAACCATCTAATGGTATATCAATAGCTTTTACTACTTCTAAACTATCAACTTGCTTTCCATATAGTATATTTTGCCTATTTAGAGCCATTTGTGGCGTATTTTGTTGTTGAACAGGCATTTCCATTGGTTGTGGCATATTTGCTTGTTGTTGCCCATAAAATCGGTTCATATAAGGGTTATATTGATTATACATTTATATCATTTCCTTTCAATGAAAAAGAGAAATAGCAAACCATAATCGTTTTAAGATTTATTTTAAACTATTTCTCCTTTCTGATTTAATTATAGAACAAAAAAGAAAGTCGTTTTTATTGACTTTCTATGTGTATTTTATAAAATTTTCTTAATTTTTTTCTTTAATTTTCTAATCATAACATCAAGAGTAGGCTCTGATACATTAAGAGCCATAGCCATTTTCACACGACTATAACCCTTTATTTTCATCTCAAGAAGTTTACAATATTCGTCCGATAGCATTGCCTCATCGCATATTTTAAGATAGTCTGTTTTTGTTAGTTCAAACATTATTTATGCCCCATGAATCTGCCACAAGTCTTACATCTTCTTCGACCTTTGCTATCTTTTTTTGTTTTAGATTTGCGATATTTAACTTTGTATGTTTGTTTAATTTTGCCCATCAACACTATCAATATCTGTGACTTCTTGAGTTGTTGTTTCAGTGCCTATGTCATTAAGAACATACACCAAGTATCCAACAGTAGCAAACCACATTCCTAAAATGACTAATATTATGATAAATTGCCTTTTATTTTGCTTTTTTTGGTCTTTTAAAAGTTCCATTGCAAAACTTTGTTCTTGAATTTCTTGTACTTCCTTTTTCATTTCTAACACTTCCTCTTTAAGCCCCATTTTATTCTCCTTTATTATGATATTCTTTTATATGATGTTTTAAAGCAATTTCAATTTTTTCATCTATTTCTTTATCGTAAGTATCTAATTTAGCTTCTATTTTTTCAAGTTTGCCCAGGATTGTTTTCAATTGCATATCAATTTGTCCTTGTCTATAACTAGTATCTCCACTATCCTTAGTTGACTTGTCTTTTCTATTCAATGCAAAACTGCATACTGATATCACAGAACCAAGTATTGATAGTGCTAGTGCTATTGTTAATTCCATAATAATTTCCTTACTAATAAATTTTTAATACTTGCCCTGGATATATTTTATCAGGATTACTAATACCATTGTCTTTAGCAATTTTTTGATAAGTAGTTCCATATTTAGAAGCTATTCCTGATAATGTATCTCCTTTTTTAACAGTATAAGTTATTACATTTGATGAAGAAGTAGAATTACCATTGATAGTTAGAACTTGTCCTGGATAAATTTTATTAGGGTCTACAATACCATTTATTCTTGCTAACTCTTGATAAGTAGTTCCATATCTACTAGCAATACCACTTAAAGTATCTCCTTTTTTTACTGTATATGTAGTTGTTGTTTGAGCTGGTTTATTAGGTGCTGGTGTCGGTACTGGTTGGCTTGGTGTAACACTTGGACTACCTCCTGCATATTTATCCCAAGCTAGACTATCACCATAGAAATAATTTATATCAATATCTCCGTTATATCCGTTTACTCTTCCCTTTGAAGTATATTGCCATAAACAATAGAATGGCCATTTACCACATGAAGGTTTAGCTCCTGCTTCTCCTGTATTTTTGCCATAGCTTGCAATCCATAATCCATAATCTCCAGCTACAACTGAACTCCAATCATAACTATTAGCTGGGCTTGCACTCATATATACGACTGGTTTAACTCCTGTTTTAGAATAAACTCTATCACAAAAAGCTTTTACCCATGCTGGATTATTTAAGTTACCACTTTCCCAATCTAAAACTAACATTGCTTCTTTAATATAACCTTGTATTTGACTAGCAAACCAATCAGCTTCTGCTTCTGCACTGTTTCCTAAATCTGGTCTAGCAAAGTGATATACTCCTAATTTTTTGCCACAGCTTTTAGCAGCTTGATAAAATTTATCGCAGCATGGGTCTGTATATCCGATTCCTTCTGTTGCTTTACAAATAACAAAGTCTACTCCAGTAGTTCCTACATCAATTCCGTTTTGCCATTTACTAATATCAATTCCTTTTAACATATTATTTCATCTCCTTTATAACTTTATTTCCTAATAAATATGTAGAGATTACTGCTATTACAACTGATATTGTGTTTGTGATTTTGTCAGCATTAACATTCCAAATTGGAGCAATTCCAATGATTAATGCGTTGACAATTGTAAGTATATTAAGCAAGTATTTTGATATGGTTTTTATTTTTTCTATTTTCTTCTTCATATTTTGTCACTCCTTCCTATTTATTCTGCGACATATACATCGTATTCTATATCTATCAAACAATATGTATCATTAATAGGACACACATAACATGCGCCATCGGGATATAAGTTTATTGTTGCGGTTGACGACTGACTTGATGCTGTACCTATACCTGACATTATACTAAATGGTTTTAAGTTACTAGGCATTTTAAATACTTTATTATTTTGATTCGATGTTAAATTACTAAGACCTAAATGTATATGAACTTTATTATTTATTCTATAATAATAACAATTACCGTAGAAAATATATGCAGTACCGACAAGTGGTGTAAATGAAACTATGTCGTTTTTTGTTATATGTGATTTTGGTATAATTTCATTAACAGCAGATACTAGGTTGGTTTTATTTTCGGTTTTTAAATTATTTAATGTACCAATGTTTGTATTTGTTTCATTAACAGCAGATACTAGGTTGGTTATACGTGTGTCATTATTTGTAATTCCATCTTCGATATTAGTCATTCTATCTGCGGACACAATCGTTTTTCCGTTTTCCCATATTTGTTTTTGATAAGCCATATAATCCTCCTTTAAATAAATGGTATTATTTTACCAATCATACCACTATATATCGTCCCACCACTTAATTCACTTGCGAGAAATTTGTATGTCGTATTTTTTAATAACTTATATACTGACATTGTAAACAACCCATCGGGTACGTTATCATGACCTTGTGTGCCATTTGTTATACTATTTATTAATTCCGCATTACCTTCTGTATTATTTATAGTAAATTCTATTTTCGCGCCAGCAGTCCCCCAACCAGAAGCCGATGCAAAAAGTTCTATATAACAATCTTCTATAGGCACAATACCTTCTGACAATTGTGTAGATGTTACATAAGATATTGATTTTGCATCTACTTTATTGATTGCTGTTTCTATATTATTTTGTAATGTATTAAAAATAGCAGCATTTAATTCTGTTCCGTTTTCATACACACTATCAATTATTTCATAATTCGTACCATTAATTGTCACATATCCTTGTGTCTTCAAGGTAGCGTCTTGGAAAGTTATTTTATCCATTATTTATCATCCTCTCTTTTTATTATATCATATTTTTCAGAATCTTCCAAATTAATGATATTTTGTTTATATAATTCTAATAACAATTCATTTATAGTAATTATTGTTTGTTGTAATTTTAATTTATCTGATAAATTTTTTGGGAATTTTAATAATTTCATAATAATTAATCACTCTCCTTTGCGCTCATATATCCTAATATGTCCAATACCATTTTGCCAATGCCTGTATCTAAATATGGTTGAGTTGAATTATTTGTTGACTGCGGTGATTCTGGGCAAGGCAATGTTGTTCGCAATATAAATACATTTCGTCCAGACGATAAGTTATCTTTTAAATTAATTGTTTTTACTGTCGTTATATGACCTGGCGATGTTGTGGGCGTATATGTAGCTTGATTATTAATTGCGTTTACTATTTCTTCTCCTGACAACGGATCATAATGTTGTAAAATACCTGAACTAGGTGCGACATAATAATTAGTTATTTCATTTCCACTGCCTTTATATAATTTTAATTGTTTTGGATAACCATTACCAACAGATACATTTTCAACATTAAATACGTCTTCTGAACTAATATATATTGTTATATAAGCATTTGTTATTGTAAAATTGTCTGGAATAAATGCGTCAACAATGCAATCTGCATAACCGTATTGTGAATAATAATCTATTTCTTTAAAACCAAGGAACGTAAAGCCACTATCTAATTCGCCTGTAGATATAAACTGTAAATTAGTTAGTAGTCCATCGCCACCGATTACTCTACCACCATCTAATAATCGCAAATCTTGAGCGGTTACTGAACCATCTAAATTGAATTTTATTTTATCACCAACTGTTGTAGTACCTTCTAATGCTATTGTATCACTTGCTTTTATTTTAACATTACCAGTTGATGTTGTATTTATACTAGCTATTAGGGCGTCACCATTATCCAATATTTCTGATTTACTTTGTATTAAAATTTCATCACTTGCTATTTTTATTTCGTTTTTTACCTCTACTTGAGTAGCAAGTTGATTGGTATATTCATTTTTGTTTAGATATGTTATTGATATATTTAAATTTCTTATTTTTAGTGTACTTTCTCCCTCAGGTATTTCTATGTTTATTTCACCTAAGTCGTGTATAATAGGGTTTTCTAATACATATTTTGAGCCGCTATTGTCTACACCAATTTTTTCAATAAATGTGCATTTATTATAATTAATTTGTAATTCATCTTTTTTACCATTATAACTATATAAATGATTTATTGGGAGACTGTAACTTTGTTTTAGTTCATCATTTATGTATAACTCTAAAACAGGGCTATCAACTTTAAAATTACCAACTACTAAATTTTTTTTATTTTTTGTGCCAACAACTGGATAGTCGATATTTCCTGTTAATGTTATATTGTAAGGTTTGCTCAAATTTGCATTTATTATATTTACACTGCCATAACCCGTAACTGTAGTTGAAATGTCTACTACTTTTTTGTTTAAAAGTTCTATTTCTTTCTCAGCTTGGTCTACTTTAATTCCAACTTTATTAACTTTCTGCTCTGTAGTTTCTGGTAAAGTATAATCAATACTTGCATTTATTATGCTAGGAGCTTCAAACGTGATTTCATCATAGTTTGTCTCATACCTAAGTATTAAGCTATTTATTAGTTCTCCTTTTTTATTTCTAAATTGTATTTTATCACCTAAACTCAAATATGGTAAAAATGAATATTCACTTTTAAAAGAACTATAAGCAAGTCCTTTTACTTGGTTAAATATTGCATTAACCAATTGCTGGCACTTCTCAGTAGAATAAGCAAATCCATAAGAATATATTTTAAGCCAATGTTCTCCATATTGTGCTATTAAATTTTCGTCTTTCATAACTGCACCAGCAGTCTCTAAATCTTCACTTGTTGCTACTAAAACACTTGTTATAGGCCATGTGTCTCTCTTATCATCTAATTCAACATAATCTTCTATAATTTCATTTGTCTCATTTGTAAATATAAACTCTAACTTATCATTTGAATTTATTGTTGCAAACATTCCATTAATACCACTCGCTTGTGCTACTACATCTCCATATTGTTCTCCATTTACAAACTGATTGCTATCAACTATAAAATCGCCATTTGGAAGTGAAGTATTTTCTAATTCCACTTCACAATTCGTACATATTTCTTGAATTACTTGAAATAAAGTTGTATTTGAATAATCTAATGAAGTTACATAAGGATTAGCAAATTTAAGCCCATAATCATAAGCAGTTACGTTTACACTCTCAAAAGTATCACTATCTTTCACTTCTGTTACAATAAATGTACCTATTTTTATTGCCTCTCCATCAACTTCTTTATAATATTTAAATTCTTTCTTTTTATAATCAATATCATTTTCGGTTTCAAACTTTAACATTTTAAGATTAAATTTGCCAAAAAAAGTAGTATCTTTATAAGCAGTATCACTTAAATCACCTTTAATATCAATTTCTTTATTATCAATTACAATATATTCTCTATATTTAACACTATCTTTTTTGCAGTTAGCTTTAAAAGTACTCGGTACATTTTTAATCATGATATATCACTACTCTTTTCTAATTTAATAGATAAATCTTCAATTCCTATATCATTATCATAAGCATATTCAGTAGAAATTGGAGGCAATGTTATTATAAAATTAGCGTTCTTCATTTTATTATCTCTATAACTCCAATATTGATATTCTCCATCGTTTAAATATGGTTTATACTTTTGATAAGTTACATTATCCCATAAACCAATATTTATATTAATTTCGCAATCGACATAAGATGTAACAATCTTTTTTCGTTTGCCATTTGCCATTTGCTTTTTAGCAATTTCATTCTCTTGTTCATCAATTTCATAACCTTTTCGCAAAATTTTATCAAAATCAAAATATGTCCCATCAGTTTTCTTTTTTCTTAATAAAGTCATAACTAACCTCCAAATCCTGTTTGCAAATTCTTTTGTCTTGCAATTCTTTGTTGCGCTTCAAACAATGTTCCCTCTTCAACTTCTGCTTTAACTACAAAATTTCCATCAAAAGTTGCATTGCTTGATAATATTTGGCTAACGCTTCCAGCAGTACCACTAAATGCCATTTTACCAGTTTCCATATTGACTGCTTGTTTCATTCTATCATAAATTTCATCATTCATTTTATCAATGCTATCTAATGCTTTACCAGTATCTGTTTCAATACCTACTGCTATACCTTGTGGCAAATATTTACCAACTTGGTCACGCATAAGCGTTGATGGGCTATGTATTCCAAAGAATGATTTTATTCCATTTAGCATTGAAGAGCAAACATTTTTAATAGCCTTTTTAACAAAACTTCCCATTGAAGAGAAACCATTTATAATACCTTGAATTATATTTTTTCCAATTCCAGACCATCCACCACTTGTAAAGGTATTTATTATTTGGCCTATTATTTTAGGAATATTTTTTAGCAAATTTGGTATTGTTTCCCCTAATCCTTTTATCAATCCTGTTATTATGCTTTTACCTATTGATAAAAATTTACTTAATGTAAAGAAATTTATAATTGCCATTATTATTGTTGGTAAATTTTTTAATATGTCAGGAATTGATTTTATTAATCCTTCAATTAAACCTAAAATAATTTTAATTCCAAGCATTAAAAATTTATCAAAATTTTCATTGAATATTTTCATTATTTTAATGATAACTTTCACTATTTGTGGCACTAAGTCAGGCAATGCTTCAGCTATTCCTTCCATTAGAGCAAATAATATTTGAACTCCAGCCTCTAAAATTGTTGGTAAATTATCAATTATTAATTGAACAATACTCATTATTACTTGTATTATTACTGGTATTATTTGTGGTAAATATTGTATTATACCATTTAATAATGATTGTAATATTTGAACTCCAGCATCTAAAATTGTTGGTAAATTATCAATTATTAATTGA